CGGAATACGAGTTGGGCGACAGCCGCATCTCGAAACTCTGGGTTCAACGGATCGCGGACAAGGCGACCACCTTCAACTGGGATCGCGGGATGGACCAGCCGACCGCAGACGCGATCACGCAAGCGATTGTCGACTTCCTGGCAGCGGGACTCGCCGACCACACCTACGCCGAATAAGCCGAAACGCGCGACGAGCGCGTCGCTCGGCCGTGGTTGGCTGGGCCTGATGATGGCAGCCATTTCCATCGCGACAAGGAGAACGAACCATGACCGCGACGACGACCAAGACCCCCGCCAAGAAGAAGATCACCAAGGCGACCAAGACCGCCAAGGCGAAGGCGACGAAACCAACCGCCAAGGCGGACGCCAAGAAGCTGAGCCAGATCGAGGCGGCGGTCGCGGTGCTGGCCCAGGCCGGTGAATCCATGAACTGCAAGGCGATGGTCGAAGCCATGACGACGCAGGGATTGTGGGCTAGCCCAGGCGGCGCGACGCCCGACGCAACGCTCTACGCCTCGATCCTGCGGGAGATCAACGCCAAGGGCAAAGACTCCCGATTCCGCAAAACAGATCGCGGCCACTTCACGCTGGCGAGCCGCAAGTAGAACGCCCGCCAACAATCGCCATCACAACGCACACGAGGCCGCACGTCGCGGTCTTGTGTCACTTCTGGCCCCAACGCCAATCGCAAAAACGAGCTATTCCTGGGCGATCCTGTGGCGACTTGGCGATTCGTGGCCAACGGGCGTCCCGCTTGGCTTGCTTTGTGTTCGATGTGATGGCTCCTGTGTGTGTTCGTCGTCGGGCTGTCCGATGGCGAATCGAAACCACAACGCATGGGAGACACGCATGTACGAACAAACGGAACTAGCACCGCTGATCAGCCAATGGGAGGCGGAAGGGAAATGGATCAATCGAGGCACCTGGCAACGGGCCTCCAACGGAACGATCGAGTACTTCCCGACGCCCGAGGAGATCGCGGCCAAATGTGCTTTGCTACGAACGATTGAGAATTGGCGAGGGGCCCATGCTCGCGCACCGCGAGATGGCGAACATGCGGTGATGACGACCAGAGGTCTTTAAACAACCAACGAAAGGAGAAAATCATGATTGCAAATGCAAAACCCGCAGTGGGTTACATCCGAATGAGTAGCGACCAACAACAGGACAGCCCGGCGCGACAGCGAAGGGACGTCCAGGCATTGGCCGATCGGATGGGCTACGAAATCATCAAGTGGTACGAAGACCACGGATTGACAGGAACCGAATCGAGCAAGCGAAAGGACTTTCAGAAACTGCTTTCCGACGCGAAAGCCGGTTCGTTTGGCGCGGTGCTGCTATCGGAACAGAGCCGTATGTCGCGCGAGGATATTTTCGACTGCATGCAGCACTGGCGTCTGTTCCGCGATGCCGGTGTTTCGATCATCACGTGCCAACGAGGCGAACTGAAGTTCGACAACCTCGGTGGCGTGATCACGGCAATCGTTGACCAATACGGTGCCCGCGAAGAATCGCTGAAGCTGGCCGACCGAGTTGTCAGCGGAAAGCGGCTCGCAGTCACGCGAGGCCAAAAGCAGGGCGGCCTGCCGTTTGGTTACGATCGTGAGGTGCTCGACGAATCGGGCAAACTGATGCGACGCGTGACCTGCCACGAAACGTTTGCCAAACCCATGAACTGGTCAACACGTTTGGTGATCTCCAGCGACCACAAGGCGGTGGAAGCGGTGCGATTCATGTTCGAATCGATCGCTGGCGGAGCGTCGTTCGGCGGGGTGGCTCGGGAGCTCAATCGCAAGGGCTACACGACGATGCATGGCAAGCGATTCAACGCGACTGCCGTACGTCGCACTGTCAGCAATCCCGCCTATGTGGGACGCATCGTAGCGGGCCAAAAACGACGAGGCCGTTTTCGCAGCTTGGTCGATGAGGGTGGCGTCGCATACGAGAACGGACATGAACCGCTGGTGAGCCTCGAACTATTCAATCGCGTCCAGCGGGTCGTCAAACGCAAGCCTAAGGGAAGCAACACGCCAACGCCGGGTCGCTACCTGCTGACGGGGCTGATCTACTTGGCCGAGACCGGGTATCGGTTGCAGGGGTTTACGATGAGCCACAGCGGGCGAAAGGTCGTCCGTCGCTACTATGGCCCACCTCCGCGAATCTTCGAGGAGTTCCCTGACGATTCGGATCGTCCGACGTTTCGAGCCGATACCATCGAGCGCGCTGTGCTCGAGAAGCTGCGGCAGTTCATGTCGGACGAAAGAAACAAACGGGCAATCCGCACCGAGATCGACCGACGTACCAAAAAGGCGGTCGCCAACGTCAGTCGCATCGAATCGCAATTAGCCGACGTCCGGGCGAAGCTAGAACGGGCGACGGAAAACCTCGCTTTGGCCAACCGCGAGGACATTCCCGGCATCACGAAGCTGCTTGCAGGCTGGCGGGAGCAGGAATCGCAACTCAAGGACAAGTTGCGACAAGCCAACGGCCAACAAGCTCCGTCGCCGGAAGCGATGGCGGTCATGAATCGGCTTGACGACCTGCTGTCGCGGCTCGACGAGGCGAATCGCGAGAAATTGGCGTTTGCCATTCGACAGACCGTCAAGCGGATCACGCTGCGCCGCGAACGTCGCCAAAACGAACGCCACCGGATTACGTTGTGGGATGGCGTGATCGAGCTACGCGACGATCTTGGGGTGGTGGGCGTCATCCCGCTAACCGACGACGACATACCAAGCCCCGGTCGATGGCGCGACGCCGTGGCGTTTATACGCGAACGTGGCGACGCCGTGTACGTGCAGGAAGTCGCGGACGCCTTGGGGGTCAACAAGGCCTTCACGTCGCGTCTATTGGCCCAATCCGTGCTCAGCGGGAAGGTTCGAAATCTGGGCCATCAAAAGGGCTGGATCGCGACCAGGTAGGCCCGTCTTCAGTTGTTCGCTCGTTGTCCGCCTCTCGTATCACCGTACAACGTCGCCGCTGGCAACAGCTCTTCTTACAACTATGCGTCCGGCCGACTCGATCATCAAACCTACTTCAAATCACTGCGAATCGACCAGTCTCGCGTTGAACTGACGGTGCTGGATCGTGTCCTGGCGGCATGGCTCGACGAAGCCGTGCTGGTCAATGGTCTGCTGCCCACCGGACAGGGCCTGATCGCGGAATGGCCGCATCAGTGGTTCTGGGACGGACACGAACATGTCGATCCCGCCAAAGAAGCCACGGCGCAGGCCACTCGCCTCGCTTCACTGACCACCACGCTGGCCGACGAATACGCCCGTCGTGGTCAGGACTGGGAAACACAGTTGCGTCAGCGAGCCAAAGAGCTGGCCCTGATGCAGGAACTCGGATTGTCCATCGCTCAAAGCATTTCTCAACCTTCCACGGAGGAACCCAATGTCGCTCACGACGAAGAACCAGTTGCCGCCGAGTAACCCTCGCACCGTTCAAATGACAGCGACCGCGGCGATTGAAATCGAAGCGGCAGCTGACGGCGGTGCCGGCAATCTGCTGCCTCGGTTTCAGATGCTGGCTTACACCGGAACTCCGATGCGAGTCTCCGGTTGGCGACATCCTGTCGTGCTGGATCTGGCCGGTCTATCGATTCCTTCGCAGTCTCGTCCGATCCGCTTTGGGCATGATGCGATGGCTGGAGTTGGTCACACCGACAGTATTCGGGTCGAGCAGGGTCAGTTGCTGGCGTCCGGCATTGTGTCGCGAGACACGGCGGCCGCCCGGGAAGTCGTGATCAGTTCGAAGAATGGGTTCCCCTGGCAGGCGTCTGTCGGGGCGAGTGTCGAAGAGTTTGAGTTTGTGAAGGAGCACCAGCAAGTGACGGTCAACGGCAAACAACACAACGGTCCCCTGAATGTGGTCCGCAAATCCACGCTCGGGGAAATCAGTTTCGTGGACCTCGGCGCGGACGGTTCCACCAGTGCCAGCGTGGCGGCCAATCAGACGGACGATGGCGACGATACGATGGCTGATTTCGATGATGATGACGCACCGACCACTCCTGTGGCAGCCCGAACTCCGGTTGCACCAGCGGCATCTCCAATCGTGGCCGCATCAGCCGTGGACGACATCCGGCGTCAGGCGGCTGCGGAAATCGAACGCATCGACGGCATCCGACGCCTGTGCAATGGTCGCCACCCAAGAATCGAGGCTCAGGCGATCCGCGACGGCTGGGACGTCAGCGCACCGAGCTACAAATTCTCCGGGATAATCGTCCAGCGGCTCCGGCTGTGCATGTCCCGGAACGCACGGTGACCGCTCAGGTTCTGGAAGCCGCCTGTCTGCGGACCGCCAAGTCCAATTCAGTTGAGGCCAGCTACGATGATCGGACGCTGGAACTGGCGGACAGCCGCTACCGAGGCGGCATTGGCCTGCAGGAATTGCTGCTGGAAGCCGCGTGGGCCAACGGCTACACCGGACGCAACTTCCGGGACAGCCGAGCGGTCATGCGGGCAGCTTTCAACCGCGATGTTCAGGCGGGTTGGTCGACCATCGACATCGGCGGCATTCTTTCGAACGTCGCCAACAAGTTTCTGCTGGAAGGATTTTTCAGCGTTGAACGCGTCTGGCGGAATCTGTGTTCGGTCCGGAACGTGTCGGACTTCAAGACGGTGACCAGCTATCGACTGATCGGAAAGGATCAGTACGAGCAGGTGGCTCCCGGCGGAGAGATCAAACACGGATCACTGGGGAACGAACAGTTCTCGAATAAGGCCGACACCTATGGTCTGATGCTGTCGATCGATCGCCGTGACATCATTAACGATGACCTCGGTGCCATCACGACGGTGCCTCGCAAGCTGGGACGTGGTTCCGGTCTGAAGATCAACGATGTGTTCTGGACGATCTTCCTGAACAACGCGTCGTTCTTCTCGGTCGGCAATAAGAACTACGCGGCCGGAGCGGATACGGCGCTGACGATTGACGGCCTCACCAAAGCTGAGGTGGCGTTCCTCGATCAGGTTGATGGCGATGGAAAGCCGATCGGCATGATGCCATCCATCATGCTGGTTCCGACGGCACTCTCCGCTTTCGGCACGCAGCTCTACAAGTCTGTCGAGCTGCGGGACAACACAGCCAATGCAAAGACGCCGGTTGGCAACCCGCATCAGGGCAAGTTCCGCGTCGAAGTGAGCCGCTATCTGGCCAACAGCCAGTACACGGGCAACTCCGCCAAGGCATGGTACCTGCTTGCAGAACCAACCGATCTGCCGGTGATTGAAATGGCGTTCCTCAACGGCCAGGAGTCACCCACGATCGAAACGGCTGAAGCCGACTTCAACGTCCTCGGGATCGAAATGCGGGGCTATCACGACTTTGGTTGTGCCCTGCAGGATCCTCGCGGCGGCGTGAAGATGAAGGGCGAAGTCTGATCCGGAGTCGCCAGTTGACAGTGGGCAGTCGTCAGTGGGAAACACAGTTCAAACAGGGAGTTACGAAAAATGCCACAGGCAACATTTGTTCTGGAAGGAGACACGATCGATTTCACGGCGGCCGCTGCGGTGGCCGTCGGAGATGTCGTCGTGCAGGGAGATCTGGTTGGTGTTGTGACCCGCACGCTGGCGATTGGTGAACTGGGTTCGCTGATCGTCGAGGGTGTCCTCGACTTCAACAAGCTCACGAACGTGGCCTTCACCGTCGGCACGATCCTGTACTGGGACGACACGAACAATGTTGTCACCGCCACAGCCACCGGCAACAAGGCTATCGGCAAGGTCGTTCGTGCGGCGGCGACGACTGATCCCACGGTCCGTATCCGTATGAGCCAGTGACGGAGTTCTGATCATGGGTGACCTGCTCGACAAAGGCTCGGCCTGGCTGGAAAGCCAGCGAACTCTGCACATGACCCGCGACGTCACGTACGCTCGCGGCATCATCACGGCTGTGGTCAAAGCGACCATCGGTCGTACGGAATACGAGACCGATGACGGGCAGGTCGTCCGCACAGAGTTCACAGATCGCGATTTTCTGATTTCGGTGGCGGACCTGATCCTGAACGGGGTCGCGACGCTGCCGGAAGAGGGCGATCAGATCCGTGAAGTCCATGGGAGCAGTCTGCTGATCTTTGAAGTGATGGGCTGGCGGTACTCGGACCCGTATCGCCGGACCTTTCGTCTGGAAACCAAACATGTCGGAACGGAGAACGTGTAATGTCGGTGATGACGGATGTGGCCGATGCGATCGTGGCAGAACTCAATGCGGCCACGCTCAGTCAGCCAGTCGCTGCGGTGCGGTCGTACCTGCCGCAGTACAAGCTGACGGAGATGCAGAACCTGCATGTGACCGTGGTTCCGAAAGGCATCGTGTTGGCCAACCCGGATCGCAGTCGCAGTCAGGCGGATTACAGCTTCGACGTGGCCGTGCAGAAGAAGTTCAGCACGGGATCCAATGAAGAACTGGATGTGCTGACCGATCTGGTGCAGGACATTGTCAGCTTCTTCCGGAACAAACGGCTGGACTCATTTACCAATGCAGTCTGGATGAAGACCGAACTGCCACTGCTGTACGCCCCCGACCATATGGATCAGCTGCGGCAGTTCACCAGCGTGCTGACGCTGACCTACCGCGTGATTCAATGATCGGCATGAAACTGAAGGCGGCAAAAGGCCTGTTCTTTGACCGGGCTCGTGTGATCAATGCCGTCGATCGAACCACCCGCAGAAACCTGTCTCGATTTGGGGCATTTGTTCGAAAACGAGCCCGATCCAGTATTCGAACCCGCAAACGCATCTCCGAACCCGGCCAGCCACCCACCAACCGCACCGGTCTGCTCAAACGCAACATCTTCTTCGTCTACGAACCAACACGACGCAGTGTGGTGATTGGTCCCGTGCTCCTGAACACAAGCTCCGGGGCTCCGGAACTGCTGGAACATGGCGGCACGGTCATCCGACAAGTCCGCGGCCGCAGTGTCCGGATGACCTACCGACCGCGACCGTACATGGGACCGGCGTTTGAGGAAGAACAGAACCAGCTGGAGAAACTCTGGCGAAACTCAGTGAGGTGAACAGTGGCTTCGATGGCGTCAACAGAAACCCATGGCAATGGAAACGGCTATGTCGTCATTCCGCGCTGGTTCGTGTCGTTTCTGAGCTTCCTCGTGTCAGTCGTGTTCGTCGGTGCGGTGCTTTGGGCGTGGTCCATCTCGAATGATGTGAGTGCGATCAAGGCGGAAGTGAAAGCCACCAATGATATTCGGGCCAGCGAACTGGAAGACGTGCGACGGCGACTGGATCGGCATGACGTGCTCTTTGATCGACTGTTCGAAAGGATCCAGCCCAAATGAGTGATTTCGAACCACTCGATATTGCCGCCTGCTACGGGACGGATCCGACATCGCGGGCCATCTCGTGGCTGACGGCCTCACCGTTTGCACCACGGCGGCTTCGTCGGGGTCCTTCCCACGTGGCGGTGATCAGTCACTTTCATGAAGTCCCTGTCTGGATTGAGTCCACAACCTTGTGTCGGCACACATGTCTCGTGCATGGAGAACGCATCGCCGGATGCCAGGTTCACGAGCCGGAACTGCGGATCAACGACTATCTTGCAAGCGGAGGTCATGTCGATCTGTACCGTCTGTCTCCTGTCGATCGACTGTCCAGCAGTGAATCGCAGCTGCTGACTCGGATTCTGATCCGACATTTTGTCGGTCGGAACGTCACCTATGACATCGGCGGTGCGTTGCTCTCGGGAACCCGGCTGTTCAAACACACGCGGCT